GCTGACGTGGCAGCCCTGCTGCAACGGTTCAGCCTCAGCCTCGACGGGCTGCTGACAGTAGGGGCCTCAAATGCCAAACTTGCCAAGGGGGCAGCCCTGGCCTGGCCTGTGATTCTGCATCACCTGCCCGCAAAGGCCCTGGCTGCTGCCATTGCAGGGCCTGAGGCAGGCAGCACTGCCCCCCGGTCTCGCATCCCTGGCCTGGCTGATCTGGCCCGCAGCACTGACACACTGGCCCTGGCCATGGCTCACAATGGCTGCCCCTGGGCCTCTGCTGGCTGCGCTGCTGGCTGCCTGGCCTGGGCAGGCCACGGGGGCCTCAGTGTGACCGTTGCGGCTGCCCGTGCCCGCCGCACCCTGGCCATGCTGGCCGGGGGCCCTGTCTATGCTCGTGCTGTCCTATGGGCCATTGCACGGGCCTACCGACAGGCTCAGGCCAAGGGGCTGCCCCTGGCTGTCAGGCTCAGGGGCACCGATGATCATGCCTGGCACCTAGAACGCTTCAGCGTTAGCGCTGCTGAGGCTCAGGCCCTGGCCCGACGTTACGGGCTGCCCGTGGCCCCTGGCCAGGGAATCACCATGGCAGAGGCCCTGGCCCTGGCCCCTGCAGGCAGCGTCAGACTGTATGAGTATTCAAAGGCCCCTGTAACCGGCCCCCTGGGCCTGCAGGCCCAGCGATCGGCAGGATGGGACGTGACAGCCTCTCTGGCTGCTGATCGGCCTCATGGCGTTCTAGAAGCTATTCGGGCCGCTGAGGCCGGCTTCAGGCTGGCCGTGCCCGTGGCCCTGCCCAAAGGCCAGCCCCTGCCCGCCGTGCTGATCCTAGAAAGGGGCCCCCTGGCCATTGATCTGGCCTGCATCGATGGGGATACCACCGATCATCGATGGGCCGATCCTGCAGGCCCTGGCCTGGCCGGCGGGTGTGATGGCGTGGCTGTCATCCTGCGCACAAAACGCAGCAGGGGCAGGGGCCCCGCTGCTGACGCATTCAGCCTCGCCCCTGTTCTGGATGCATGGCAGCCCCTGGCCGGCGGGGGTCGGGCCATGCTGCGCAGCCAGCCATGGGGCCGATAAAGGGCCTCAGGCTGCCCCTGGCCAATGGCCCTGCCAATAGGTGGGGCCTTTCTATTGGCTGTGGGGGGAGACAATCCCTACATTTGAGCTCGGGATTAGCATTCCTAATCTCACCAATCCGGCAAACAGTAGCAACGGATACAGACAGGGAGCAGTAGCAGGGGGTATGGGCGTGAGCTGGGGCGGGGTATCCCCTTTTTGGAGGTGCGGCATTTTCAAACCACTTTTTTGCTTTTGTTCACCGCGCTACATTCTTTTTGTTTATTTTCCATGGACGAAAGCCAGTGCGCACTGCGCGAACGATCTAAAACTTACGAGAGGGAGTGAGCGCACTAAGATTGTTCCCAAGCATGAGATTGTGAGAAGAAGGGGCTATGTTCAGGAGCCGCCCCAAGCGGCGTTGTTCGTGCCCCTTCTTTAGTCTCAATATTGTCTCAAACTAGTCTTAAATGAGACTGGCGGTAGCTGCGCACACCATGGGCGATCAAACTACTGTCGGAAAAGAAATAATTGAAAGGAAGGTGGTAAGGAGGGAGCCCTAGGATCGTACGCCTTGGGGGCTATTGCTCGTAACGGGCTCCTAGCGAAGGTTTCTTAAAAGAAGCAGTCGAGAGGAGGGTTGTTGAGAAGAGCCGCTATGACAAGGTCGCTTTGGGCAGAAGGCCGCTAGGTTCGTTCGCCTTGGGGGCTAATGCGCGTTGCGGCCTTCGTGACACGCCGCCAAGGCGGCTGCTCCCGCTCGAAGCGGCTCAGGCGAAGGGAGCTTAACTGCGCGTGACGAACGTTCGTAGATACGCTGCGCCTATATACAGTGTACAGGCTAATCTCATGAGTCTCAAGCTGTCTCACAATGAGACTGTAGCTATAGCTTGATTTTTGAAAATTGTGCCAGTTAACAAACTGGCTTTTGTTGGCAGTTCCAAACAATAGTCGCCTGAGCTAGCATGATTTCCTTTGCCTCCATGGCCTACACGGACAGTCGTTGCGACTATGTGGAAGTGACGGAGCTATGGAGGGTGTATGTGCCTTCTGAGCGCTCTTGGAACAAAGCCGTGCGAGAGCTGGAGAAAGCCATCAAGCCAGAAAAGACCAGCTTCTATCGCTCAGGGCTACTAGCCCGTAACCACGGGCATCAAATGGACTTAATGAGCTGGCAGTTGACAAAAGGAGAAGACCAGCTACCTTGCTCGTATCCCGACTGGTGATCACCATGCCCTTCGACGAAGAACTGTTCGCTCTTGCTATGGACCATGCAAGCGATGCTGAACTGCCTGCCCTGAAGAAGCGTTTTGAAGGCTTTGACATTTGCAAAGACAAGGCCACTGCTGCTGCTTTTGGCTATCTTGCTGCTCTGCGCGACCAAGAAAAAGAAGACGAAGAAGGTCCTTTCATTTATGACAAAGTTTGTGCAGTAATGGACAAGCTTGATGACCCTGACGAATGGATGACAAGCGAAGATGCCACGGAGACAGTTTTTGCTCTTGTCTATCTCTGGCTCAAAGAGGAGCTCATTGAAGAAGGACTGTCAGGCGATTTTATTACGCTCTTGGGCAACAAGTTCAAAGCTTTTGTTAAGCCAGGCGTTATTTCGTAACAATCGCTTCTTTTTCTTCCCATTGCCATGCCCTAGTCTTAATGGAAGACTGGGGCTTTGTTATGTTCGACGATTTACCAGCGCCCTTTATGGTAGGAGCAGTGAAAGTATGGCCCGCCCATTCAAGGCCAGGCTATTGTTGGTTTATTGCTCATGCTGGCCAGCCTTATTACTTTCGTTCTCGCAATGAAGCAATATTATTTGCAAAAGATGCCCAAAGCGGAAGCGATCCTGAAGGCTTATGTGACTAGCGAGGAAGGTGCATTTTTACGCTAGTCTGCTGTGGTTGATCTCCTAGGGGCCGAGGCCCCTTTTGTTGTCTTATGAAGCTCAAGGAACAAGCAAAATGCGACAAAATTGCCCGCACTGGCCGGGTGCAAAGCTGGATTGATGAAGCCGATGGAAGACTGCCCGTGAGCTGCACGGTCTTCGTCGTGGATGATTCAATGGAAGGGGAAAATGGCATCGAAGCATCGTGGCGTTTTGTTTCCCATGGTTTGCGTAATGGCGCAGGAGTAGCAGTGCATTTGTCAGAGCTGCGCGGAAAAGGCGAGGAAAATGGCAAGGGCCTTGTTGCAAGTGGTCCTATCAGCTTTGGCAAAATCTATTCCACGCTCAATGAGATTCTGCGCAGGGGCGGACGATATAAAAATGGGGCCGTAGTGCTTCATCTTGACTATACGCACCCTGACATTCTTGATTTCATCAAAGCCTCCCGCCAAGAGCTTCCATGGGTGAAAAGGTGTGTGAATGTGGATGAGCAGTTTATTGAGAACTCTTCTCAAGAACTCATTGATGAGCTGCTAAAAGGCATCGCTTCTGGCGATATTTGGCTGAACAAAATTCGATACGATCAAGAAGGAAAGCGCATCCGTGCCAATGTCTGCCTTGAAGTTTATCTTCCTCACCGTGGCACTTGCCTTCTTCAGCACGTCAACATGGGTGCTTGCGACATCGATGAAGTAGAAGAAGCTTTTGTTAAGGGCATGAAGCAATTGTGCAATCTCCATCCCAGCACAGGCGTTGGTGACACTGGCGAATACCTTCCCCCTTCTATTGATAAGCAAGTGGGCCTTGGCATGCTTGGTCTTGCCAACTTCCTTTCCCTCCATGGCATTTCTTACGAAGACTTCGGGAAGGCTCTGGAGGCCCTGAATGATGATGATCCCCATCCATGGTGCCACTACTGGAGCGAGAAGCCTGCTGGCAAGGCTGCAGCAGCCATTCGCGATGGCATTGAAGCGGCGGCAAAGATTGCTCGTGAACATGGCATGCATCGCGCCTTCTGCATTGCCCCCACCGCCTCTTGCTCTTATCGCTATTTAGACAAGGCAGGCTTTACGACTGCCCCTGAAATTGCCCCTCCCATTGGACGGCTTGTTGATAGGGACTCTGGCACCTTTGGCGTGGAAAGTTTTGACTATGGGGAAGTAGAAATTGCGGAACAAGTTGGCTGGAACACTTACGTTCTTGTCGTGAATGAACTCGTGCGTTTGTATCAAGCCACTGGCCTTTTTCACGGTTACTCCATGAACACATGGGGAGATTTGGTTACTTACGATCGAGAGTTCCTTCAAGATTGGCTAGACTCTCCTCAGACAAGCATGTACTATTCCTTGCAAGTCATGTCTGACATGCAAAGAAAGGACGATGCTTACGCCGCTCTTGATGACGACTTCAAGAGCATATTTGGACTCGAAGATAGCGAGCCTTCTGGAGAGGTTGTTACTTGCAGTTTGGATGCAGGCTTCTGCTCTAGCTGCGCTGAATAATTTTCTCTCCATAGTTCTTTACAAAGGGGGAGTTTCTTCCCCTTTTTCATTCTTTTCCATCGCTTTCCTGAATATGATCACCTCCCAGCAGAGTCCCTATTTGAATGTCCTTGCCAAAAAGCGTGCATGGACGCCTGTGCAAGTGGCAAAAGGACAGGTGACAGAGGGCGCTGAAAACACTTTGCTTAAGGCTTTGGCATTGCGCCATCTTGAAATTCCCGTAAAGGAGCTTCTTGAGGAGGGCATGAAGCGTGAACTGCCCTCCACCCCTGGCCTTATTGAGACTCTTCGTTCTAACCAGGACGATGAGGACCGCCACTTGGAGGCTTTGAACTACGTGGCCGATGCCCACGGTACTGACGCAAAGTCAGAGCGTGAAGTGATGAGCATTTTGAAAGCTTGGAACGAGCACCCTGCTCATCCCATTCTCAAGGCAGGCATTATGGAACGCTCTGTTTTTTTCGTGGCGCTTCCGTTTTTCAGGCAGACGGGTGACGTGGGCATGCGCACCGTGTCGCAAGACATCTCAAGAGATGAAAGAATTCATACCGTGGTCAATGCAATGGTGAGCAAGGAGCTGGGAGAAAAGGAAAGTCAAAGCCTTGACAAGCTTCGCGCTGCTACTGTTGCTTGGCTTTTTGATGATCTTGGTGCATCGTCTAATCAATGGCTGAACAAAGATTTCTGGCTGCGTCAATCTCGCTCTTTGTTTTGGACTGGTAAGGCTCCTGAGATGGCTGTCAGCAGAAATAGCAGGGCCGTGGCGTTCTTCGAGGCACCCGCGACTTCCCTTCCTATGTATTCTTAGAGTCGGCCAAAGCATTTACCTATTTACCTATGCTGGACTGGCGGGGTTAATGCTCCGCCTTTCTTATGGGACATGGCAGAAAGGCTTAACGGCGAGCTGCTTGGACGAGAAATCCCCAAGCCCAATACAAGCCTGCCTTCCTACGGCCGCGCTTAGTGCTATAGTGTCAAGCGACGGAGGGCAAGCCTCTGTGCGTCACTGGGAACAAATCCCGGATGACCCTCACGCTTGCTCCATCGTCTACCACCACTACTGCTCTGTCGGTAGTGTGCAGCCAGCAGGAATGGGCACTGCGTCGATTCTGGTTCGGACCTTCTTCGAACGTTGCTGGTTTGCAACTAAGTCCTGGGTTTCCAGGCCAGGGGATTGATCACCCCTGCCCGTTTGGTCCACGGTTGAGCCCTCGACCCACTTGGCAAGCTCGACGGACCTGCATGAAACGCTCTGAAGCAAGCAAGGCCCTGAAGCCTTGCATCATGCAACACCCCCTATGCCTAGCTCCGGGACGCCGGATGACGCACAAACCTGGGGGTCACTGGGAAAGATGCCAGACTGGGCTCTGGCTGCTGAGGGGGCTAAATCTCTTTGGTGTAGATGGTTCGATTCCATCCTTTCCCCTACGGTCTGAACTTGGCACTTGTCATGCTGAGGACCGTTCTTGCTCTTTGGTGTTGGATACACGTTGGGCCGATAGCCCAGAATGCCGGGTTCGATTCCTGGAAGAGCCCTTTCCATTGAACCGTAGTAAACTGGGGCTTGCCTCAGCTCTCTTGTGAACATCCCTCCGAGACCTTCAGACGATTTGGTGAGGAAGTGGCTGGAATGCAGTGCTGGAGTGGGTCCATACGGCGTGTTCAGCAGCATTGCAGACCGGGCAGCGGCCTGGGGCTACTTACAGGCAAAGCAAGAGCTTCTTTCTCCAGGCTTCAAGTGTGTTGAACCTGGCGATAGCGCTGTTCCTCCTCTTTACTACTAATGAAAATTCTTAATTTGCTGCGTGGTCCAAAATTTCGCATTATTCAACGTCCAAGCGCCGTGCGGCCATGGGATCCCATCTATGAAGTGCAGGAGCGCGTTTTTCCTTTTGTCTGGGACGCCAGGGGCTGGTTTAGCACATTTGACCAAGCTCTTGATCGTTTGCATGAGTTAGAAGATCACCCCTCTTCCGTGCGAAGAAAAGTGGTTTACGAAAAGCACTGATCACCATGAGCGCTTTTATTACTTCAGACATTCACATTGACCACGCAAAGATTCTTTCTTTCGCCGCCCCTGACGGCTCTCCATTGCGTCCTTATTCTTGTTTAGAGGAGATGCAGCAGGATTTAGAAGATCGATGGAACAAGAAAGTGAACAAGAAAGACACAGTGTACTGTTTGGGCGACATTGCTTTTTCTAAAACTGGTTTGCGCCTAATGGAGCGATTCAATGGAAGGAAGGTTTTGATTGCTGGCAACCACGACCGCCTGCCAGCCAAGCTCTATCTTCAATACTTCGACGACATTCGCGGCGCCTATTTTCACCATGGCGACAGCACCATGCTCGGCGGCCTCATCTTCACGCACATTCCCGTGCATCCAGGAGGGCTTGTCGGGCATTATCGCGGCAATGTCCACGGCCACCTCCATAGCCATCTTGTCTATACAGATGACGGGCAAGTGGATAGGCGCTATTTTAATGCTTGCTTGGAAAGAAACGATTTTGAGCCGGTAGCATTAGAAGACATCAAGGCTTATTTCAAGGCCAATGGACGAGCGTCGGACGTTCAACACTCCAGTGCGCTCACGCTGGAACGCGCCCATTCATAATTGCCTGAAAGCTATTGATAATCACATGGAGCTTTACTTTCTCCATCGTGATCCCTGGCACCTTGAAAAGGCGGCAGCACTCAGAGCATACTTGCACGAACTAAAAACCTACATTCACAAGCAAGAAGAAAATGGTTAATAATTTCTTAATCTATAAAGTAAGTGGTGTAACAATTGCTACAAAGCTCGCGAGATAGCTTGAAGGAAAGCGCATGGTCCCCATGACTCGCCTTGTCTATCGTGGCCTTCCTTATTTCATGGAAGAAGAGCACGAAGCCTTTTCTGTTTGGTGGCAACTTCTTCACCTGCCTTCTCGCTGGCTTGTCTATCGCGGACAAAAATACCGCCCCTGTCAAATTGACAAAGGCGGCTGGATGTAGCCTTCAGGCTACACAAGGGCGGTAGCCGTAAACTGAAGCCAACTGCGCCTGATGAAGCCTTGCGGCCTTCAGGAGCTGCAGCTTCACAAGCATGAGCTTGTTCATGACCGTTCCTCCATGGTCCCCATCCCCCGTTTCCTGGATGGCTTGCATGCACCCTTCGCAGGGTAAACGTATCTTTAGCTTATCACGCCTCACGCTGGAATCGAACCAGCTTTCATCACCAGAAGAGACAAGCGGCAGAATGTTTCCGCATTAGGAAACAAACAGGGTGCGGCCCTGACATTCTGCCAAGCGCCTTAAGTGCTTCAACTCACTTAAGACAGTGAACGGAATCCACGATGGTGCCAGCATTGACGAGGATACTGGCAAGCCGTTGGCCAACGGGCTCCTGCAGGAAGCTTTGCAAGCTTAACAGAGAAACGTCCAGTAGACGGCGGCTCCTTCTAGGAACAAACGCTTATTAACAAAACGCGCTTCGTGAAATGGCACTCTGATTTCATGCCGCTGGCCATGGAGGCTGTAGCACAAGCAAACCATTGCTCACACGTCGTATTCTTTGCATCCTTGATGGCCAAAGCGATTTTCGCAGGCATCGTTCCAATGCTCGCGATAATCGTCCATGAGATGCTCAAAAGCAGCCTTTGCAAGCCGCGATTCTTCGCTCATGGGGCCAAAGCTCTTGCCAGCTTCTTCTACGGCCTCTGCGGCTTTCATGGCCCAAGCAAGGGCTTCTTCTGCAGTGAAGGACGATGCCATGGCAAAGAGGAGGAATGTGTTTAGTCTATCCTTCCAAATTTTTCATTGCTTTGACAACTTTCTCTGCATCTCGCAGTTTTGGCAGCAATGTGGGCTTATAGGCATGCTCGGCGGCAAGAAGCTGAAGCGCCGTTTGCCTGTCTGCCTCTAGGAGTGCCAACAGAAAAGCTAGCTCCTTACTGGAAATTTCAATGCCAATCATTTTTCAGAAAAAGTGACAATTCAACAATTGCTGAAAATTCTAGGCATAATCATCGAACAAGACTATTCAACCAGTCAACATCATTGTCCTTGGAAGCCTCAAGAATAGCTGCCGCAAGTGCAAACGCATAGTCATCAACTCCCACTTCTTTTCCTCCAGTGACTGCCCACTGACCACTTGCCCTGTAAACAACGCTCAAATTCTTAAGCTGAGAGATTGCTTTTTGATGAGGATAAAGTTCAATTAAGCCAGCATTGAAAAGCTCTTTCATCTTGCTGAAAGCTTTCATTTTTGTACTGACCGACCAAGCTAGTTCTGCAATGGGAAAATCCTTGGAAAGGTTTTGAATGATAAAGCTGCTATTGAACTGGTCAAGCACAATGCTCTGAAACTCATAAATGCGATGGTGCTCTTTGATCCACTCTTCCACTTTTGCCATGTTCACTTCTTTTTTACCACCAATTTCAAAGTCTGGCTCGAAGGCGTGAAACTTGTCCACCACTAGCCTTTCGCCCTCATAGTGAACAATGCAAGCGGTGTAATCGTCTCGCCCCACGCCACCTCGGGCGGGGTCCAAGGAGAGTACATAAGTGCCGGTAAATTCTTTTTCGGGAAATAATACTCCTCGCTCTTTGTTTACAGCGGCTTCAACGATTTCAGTGGCCAACAATGCTGAATTGTTTTTAGCAAACTGAGCCCCATATTCCACCCAAAACTTATCAGGATCGCGCTTTAGTTCAGCATCAAGGAATGCACATCCCCATGGCAAATTAACATTCACCTCCCAAGTTGGGAGATTCACTGCCTGCATGAAGGGAAACTCTCCAGATTTTGCTTCGCAATAGTGCTGATAAAACAGACCATCGGTGAGCCATGGAGACGAAAGCTCGAGGATGCGCCCGTGCTGTCCGAACTGTGCAATGGAGGGAGAAAGCGCGTCATAGATAGCTTTCGCGCCACGGTTGGCGTCACCTTCAATCGCGAAGGAAAGCTCGTCCATGATCAGCATCACAACTGCCTTGCCGCGAGAGGCGCGGGCCGATGCAGGAATAGCCTGAAATACGCAATTGTTACTGGTTTCAATTTCAGTGGCAGTTTCTCTCGTGATTTCATCGACGAGAGGGCTGTCCATTAGAAGCTGGCGAATATTATTCAGCGCTAGTTTTGCCTGGCTTTGATCGTTTGCAATGGTAAGAATGTACCATTTCTCCGTTTTTCGCACGCGCCTTCTGTATTGATCCTCCAAGACGAAGCAGGCATATAGAGCCGCAATGGCAGCCATAAGCGTCTTACCGCAGCGTCGTCCAAGAGCCCACACGGCATGAGTTTTGTTGCCGCCAAAGTAGCCATCAAGAATGCGCTTTTGCTCAGGCCAAAGCTCAAGCTTTAATACATGCTTGGCAAAGTCGCTGCATTTGAGAGAGCTGCTCATCGCAAAGTTGACATGGGGCGAAGCTGTTCTTTGGGGACGAAGTAGGCCGGCCTGCCTCGCGCAGGATCAGCCCAGAACTTTTCCTCCATCGCTTCTTTTCCATAGCACCAGCCATGGATGAAGGTTTTTTGATTTTCAATGGTCACTAAAACAAACTTTTTCTCAGGATCTTCGTTCTTTTGCACAATTAGATCGTAGGAATGCTTTGACCGAGTTTTCACGTCTATCCCTGGAAGATCATCAGATCCGCGCTTTGCCTCGCTTTCTTTGTAAAGCTCGTGCTTTAGGCCCATGAACGACGCCACTGCCATTTCTCCCGCAGCACCGAGCAGATGAATGGACAAGGCTTGATCACCACGGGCCGCGCCTTTGTTGCGCCCCCGAAGCCCTTTCGCTTCGTTCACAGACTGGCGTCGTTGTCCTTCCTCCATCGCCTGCTTCCTTTCCTCTTCGGAGAAGACAAATTCAATGGGAGTGGGCATAACTAAAAGAACGTCGTCGCCATCATAGCCACGTTTAGAATAGAGAAACGCCAATAGTGTGAACAATGTCGGAAGAAACTGTCAACCTCGGGCACGCCACCGCAGAAGGAATTCGCTCCGATGGCCTTGCCAATGCCCTCACCGGCATGGGGTATCCCGGCAGGGACAAAAGCCTTCACACTCAAGCGCAGCCAATTGTTTTTCTGGCACAAGAGGAGCTGGAGGCCCTGTATGGCGAATGGCTTCCGCGTCGCATTGTAGATATTTATGCAGAACAAGCCACTCGCAAAGGCTTCAAAGTACTTTTTGGCGGAGAAGGGGCAGCAGCAGAAGAAGTGGTAGGTATTGAGCAAGTGATCGAGGATTTGTACATCCTTGAAAACTTTATGCTTGCTTCCAAGAATTCCAGACTTTACGGAGGCGCGGTTATTCTTCTTTACATTGATGATGGCAGGCCGGCAGATCAGCCAGTTGACAAGAGCCGCATTTATGCGGTGGAAGGCATGGAAGTTCTTGATCGCTGGCAAATTGCGCCAGTGATTAACGAAGAAAATCTATACGACTACTCTAGGGCGACTTACTATCAAATCATTTCAGGCGATCTTATTCGCCAGCCGCAATTAACTTACATCCATAAAGATAGAATTTTACGCTTCGACGGCGATTGGCTTCCCTATCGCATTCGGCAGAGGAACTATGGGTGGGGAATGAGCAGTTTGCAAACTGTTTACGAAAGCTTTAAGCATTATTGGACTGGTCTGAACAGCGCAGCTACTTTGTTGAGCGAGTTTGATATTTTTGTCCACAAGATTCGCGGACTAGCGCAAATGCTTGCAGCGGGAAAAGAAAAAGACGTACGTGATCGCTTGGTGCTCAATGACATGAGCAAAAGTGTTTATCGTGGCTATGCAATTGATGCAGAAAAAGAAGAGCTCGCGTTTATCAGTAGAAACTTTGGCGGAGTGGGAGAAATCCTCGAGAAGATGAGGGTAGATATTATTGGCGCCTCGAAGATTCCGCACACCGTGCTGTTTGGCGAAAGCCCCAGCGGCCTTGGTTCCACTGGACGAAGCGAGGAGAGGGATTTCGCCAAGACGCTAGCCGACTACCAACAGTCCACCTTCCATCGTCCTCTCAAAAAGCTGATGACCTACATCATGCTTAGCAAGACTGGACCAACGAATGGACGAGTGCCGGAATCGTGGCGCATTAAATTCAACGACTTGTTCGAGCTGAATGAAAGAGAGAAAGCCGACGTTCGGGCTCGCGTGGCGGCCGTTGACGGGCGTTACATCCAACTTGGCGTACTAAGTCCTAAAGAGGTGGCCGACGCCCGCTACGGCGGCTCTGAGTGGTCAATGGAGCTGACTCTCGACCCGACAGTAGTGCGCGAATTGCCGCAACAAAAAGGAGAGATGAAGGTGCCCCCTGGTGGTCGCGATCCTCTCAATGAAGAAAACGGCACTCTTCCTATGGACGGAAGCAGGGAAGTCGAGGATTCTGCGGGACTATTCTTGCCTCGCGATCTCGAAAAAGCTAGGGGCGATGTTCAGTTCAAGGATAAAGATCTTCACCAGCAAGCCATTGCAGCCGCAAAATCAAAATTCAAAGTATGGCCTAGTGCTTACGCCAGTGCCTACATGGTTCAAAGGTATAAAGATCTCTATGCAAAAAAGCATGGCAGTGGTAGCGGTTTCAAGGGGGACGATGGTGATGTCAATTATGACGATCTTGACAAATGGTTCAAAGAAGAATGGGTGAGGATTGGCGCCAACGGAGAAATCCTTGGTGAATGCGGAGGTCGGAAAGAAAAAGAAGGGAAGCCCAAGTGCCTGCCCAGGGCAAAGGCGGAGGCCATGAGCAAAGAAGAACGGCAGACCATTGTCGCCCGCAAGCGAAAAGCCGACCCCGATCCAGAACGAAAGGGAGCCGCCAAGATGGTAAGCAGCAAGGTAGATGCCATTGAGCCAGTGAAGGTGGAAGGTCTTCTGTTGGGCAACGTTGACGAGGCTGCTTTTATTAGCGAGGCAGACGTTGATGCAGCGCTGCAGCAATGGAAAGAAGAAGCCCCAGAGCGCTTTAAGGATCTGCTGGAAGCTGACAATGCTGAATGATCTTGCCACTTTTGCGGAGGCAGTCCTCTCTGCTCGCATGGACGCCGAATGGTCTTATGACCAGAAAAGCGGCCGGTATCGAGACGAAAAAGGACGATTTTTAAGCAAAGAAGCCATTGAAAAGCTTGTTGATAAGCGTATTGATAAGCTGGAAGCAAGCCTGCGGCGCTATACGCGCATGTTGATCGATGGAGCCATTACGCTTGACCAATGGCAAGGGAGTGTCCGCGAATCGCTTAAGGGTGCTCATATTCAGACAGCAATTATTGGCTATGGCGGTCGAGCCGGCATGGGCAGTGCAGAATATGGTCGCATCGGCCAGCGGCTTCGTGAAGAATATGCTTATCTCCAAGGTTTTGCCGCCGATTTGCTTGGCAATCGCATTTCTGCTCCCATGGCTTTGGCTCGCATTGGCCTATATGCTCAAAGCGTTCGCGGATCTTACTGGCAAGGAGCCGAACTTCGGCAGCAGCAACAAGGATACGGTCTCATGAGACGCATTCTGGACAGCCAGGCCCAGCATTGCGCAGATTGTCTTCGATATGCAGCCCAAGGAATGGTCTCCATTGGCACCCTTCCCTTGCCTGGGCAGCGCTGTGAATGCGGAGCCAGGTGTCGCTGTTCAGTGCGTTATTTCAAGCAGCAGCCAGCAACGGTGCCCGTTTGATTTTTGCTATTAGGATTTGGCGAGATTCGTTATTCTTGTGGCAAAAATTCTGTATTGTGGGGACGCGGGGGTCCAAACTGGTTTCGGGCGTGTTGCTGAATATTTGATTCCAGCACTCGCCAAGGATCACGAAGTCCATGCGTTGGCAGTGAATTGGCACGGCGACCCTAATGACATGCAGGACCATTGCAAGATGTATCCTGCCATGGCATACGGCTCCGATCCATTCGGGGCTCATCGCATCGGAGAATTGGTGCAGGTTATTAAGCCAGATCTTGTGTTTGTCGTCAATGATATTTGGGTGGCGATAAGTTTGATGGACAAGATTGAGCCGTTCAAGGAAAGCATTGGCTTCAAAACTTGCATTTATACTCCCATTGATTCTTACGGGCTGTTTCCGGAACTTCTTCCCGCTATTCAGAAGTGGGACACTCTTATTACTTACACGCAGTTTGCCAAAGAGGAAGTAGAGAAGATTGGTTATGACAAGCCAATTCACACTGTTGGGCATGGCACAAACTTTGACCATTTCTTCCCCATGGACAAGCTGGAATGCCGCAAGGCGCTTGGCGTGCCAGAAGATGTGTTCATTGTCTTCAATGGCAACAGAAATCAACCTCGTAAACGCATCGACCTGACCATCAAGGGCTTTATTCGCTTTGCCAAGGACAAGCCCGATGCAAGGCTATGGCTCAACATGGGCAGCAAGGATATGGGATGGGAGCTGGTTCCTTTGTTCAAGAGAGTGGCAAGAGACGAGGGCTATGATCCCACCGGGAAACTCATCTTGACGAGCCCACAGTTCTCCACCCATAACTGCCTTCCCATTGAGCAGCTCAACAAGGTGTACAACGCTTGCGATGTGGGCGTTAACACTTGCATTGGCGAAGGGTGGGGGCTTGTCAATTCGGAACATGCTGCTACCGGCGTGGCTCAGGTGGTGCCTGACCATACAAGCCTCAAGGAGATTTTTAATGGCGTTCGTCGCATTCCAATTGAGAGCTGGGAAACAGACCGAAACTATGGCTTAGAGAGGGGCCAGCCATCGCCCGAAGGCCTGGCCAATATTCTTGACCACTATTACCAGAACCGAGAAGAGCTGCAAATGGCTGGTGAGTGGTGTTACAAGCGCATTCATGAAAAGCCGTTCACCTGGCCTTTTGTACAGAAACAAATGCTAAAGATCATTGACGATACCTTGAACAAGCGAAACGATCCTGTAGAGTTCAAAGGTTTTGGCACTCCCGCTCGCATCGCTTGACCATGGAAATCTCTCAAATCTTTTTGAGCGACGCCGGCGATGAGCTTTCGCCGTTTCTCCAATATGCCTCTGGCACTGTTAAGGCTGCGTTTCCTAGCGCTAACCACACCATCTACTCAAAAGAAAGCTTGAGACAGTTCATAGCTGATAACTATGACACTGAAGTGCTCTGGGCTTACGATGCGCTTCGTCCTTATTCGTACAAGGCAGATCTTGGGCGTTTTTGCTTGCTGAACAAGCTTGGCGGATGGTACATGGATATTGCCATCAGAGTGGTAAATCCAGTGGAGATCGGTCCTCGCATTAAGATGCTTGCCTTTCGCGATATTCAGCGCTTTAGCTTCACTTCTTGGGCCTGTGCCACTACTGTCCTCTATTCACAACCGGGTAATGCCGCGCTGTCCACGGCAATTCAACTGATTGTCAAGAATTGCCATGAGCAATACTACGGCATCACTCCATTGTGCCCAACTGGTCCAACTCTTTTGGGGCAAGCGCTTGCAATAAATGCAGGGCAGGCGGACTTTGTCTATGGAGACTATCTCGAACTCACTCCCACTCATGAGCAGAAGAATCGAGCCTTTGTCTTGCCGGATGGCACGATCATGGCATGGAGCAAGCCTTCTGGCGGCGGCGACCTGACCGGCGTAGGCGCAAAAGGCGTTAACAATTACAATGAGCTGTGGGCGCAACGCAAGGTTTATGAAGCCTGAAGACTGGACCATTTACACGGCAAAACTCAAGCATCAAGCCATCACGTATTCATCGCCGGCGACCATCGTCCCCATGGTTGTCAACGCTCATTCCCTGAGCGATGAAGAACGTCTTGTCCTGGCCAATAAAGGACATGCTTTCGACGACGAGGGTTATCATATTTCGCAACTAAACCCTTTCTTTTGTGAACTTACTTCTGTATATTGGGCAATCAATAATTCAACTGAAAATTACATTGGCAATGCCCATTATCGACGCAAATGGAAAGATGCTGACATTGAAAACTCTGAGGACAATGTTTTATATGTGAGCGATCCGGCCTATTTTTCTTGCACATTGGCGGAGCAATTTCTCGGTGGCCATAGCGGCTTTGATGCTCCTGCGATGACAGTCGGACTGGCTGAGCGTGGTATGTTGCCATTTTCTCCCAGTGAAATGCGTGCTGTATGGAACCAGAAGGTCTTCCATGGCTGTGAAATGGCTCGCGGTCCCGCTTCTCATTACAAAGTTTTCATGAATCTGCTTTTTGATTGTTTGTGGCCTTTCTGGTACGAGCACCGTGATGAAATAGAGGCGATGGATGGATATAACAGAAGGATGATGGGCTTTATTGGCGAGCGAATGATGACGGGGCTTATTTTGATGAGGGAAAAGTTCTTTGATTTCAATATTATGACTTCAGTCGTTGAATACAAGCCATGATTTCGCAACAGACTCTGGACGAGATAAAGAGCCTTAAACAACTCTCGAAGGAGCCTTTGTTTTGGGTGATGGAGAACTGCAAACCCGCAGATGGCGACGATTTGCTATGGCTCGAATTTGGCGTGTGGAAAGGGGCAAGCATCAATTATTTGGGCCAATTCACTCGACAAACCGTTTACGGGTTTGATAGTTTTGAAGGGCTACCAGAAAAGTGGCGCACTGGCTTTGGAGAGGGACATTTTTCCATGGACGGAAAATTTCCAGATGTCAGGGACAACGTGACATTGATTAAGGGGTGGTTCGACCAATCGTTACCAGTTTTTCTGGCTGATCAGCAAAATCGAAGCATTTCATTTGTTCATTTTGATGCCGACCTTTACTCATCCACGGCGTTTGTTCTTTCGTCCATTGCCCTTCGGCTAGCGCCAGATGCAATTTTCGTGTTTGACGAGCTGATCAACTACGAAGGATTTGATGGGGAGAACGGAGAGCTGAAGGCCTGGGATGAATTTATTCAAAAGTACGATGTGCAATATTCCTGGATTGGAGGTCACGGAGAGCTCGGAGACCATAAAACTTGCAATGAAAAAACAGCCGTGAGGATTCACAGTGTCAAGCCCAAAGTATGATTTCTTGATTGTCGGAAGTGGCATGTTTGGGGCAGTCTTTGCCCGCCTTGCCACCAATGCTGGCCATCGCTGCTTGGTTATTGATCGAAGAAAGCACATAGGAGGCAATTGCTACACCGAGAACAGGGAAGGCATTGACGTGCATTTGTACGGTCCTCATATTTTCCACACAAGCAACGAAACGGTTTGGCAATTTGTCAATCAATTTGCACGCTTTAATAGCTTTGTCAACTCTCCCAAGGCCTTTGTAGACGGAAAATTGTATTCACTTCCGTTCTCAATGAATACGTTTCATGAGTTATGGGGGCCAGCGGTAATCAGTCCCGATGATGCAATGCAAATGATCGAAAAAGAACGATGGAAGGGAGTGCCAACCAATCTCGAAGAGCAAGCGCTGTCAATGGTTGGTCGAAGCATTTATGAAAAGCTGATCAAAGGCTACACTGAAAAACAATGGGGAAGAGAGGCTGTTGATTTGCCGCCATCAATCATCAAGCGTTTGCCGTTGCGCTTCACTTTTGATAGTAATTATTTCAACGATAAATACCAAGGCATACCCACAGAAGGATACACTTGCATGTTTGAACACATGCTTAACGGCATCGAAACAGTGCTTAATACTGATTTTTTGGCTGCTCGTAGTTTTTGGAGGGATCAAAGTAAATACATTGTGTACACAGGGTGCATCGACGAATTTTTTGGCTACAAGCTTGGACGGCTAAATTATCGCACGCTTGACTTTGCGCATCGCACAATAGATTGTGCAAATTATCAGGGAAATGCCGTTATCAACTTTCCATCCGTGAAGGTGCCATTTACTCGTCGAATAGAGCACAGGCACTTCAATGAGACGAAGAGTGCTGTAACGATCGTCACCAAAGAGACCCCTAGAGAATGCGAACCGGGAGACACTCCCTACTACCCCATCGCCACTGAAGACAATCTTTCGATTCATCGTCAGTATCAAGAATTAGCAAAAGAGGAGAGGGGCGTTATTTTTGGTGGAAGACTTGCCGAATACAAATACATGGATATGCATGTTGTCATTGAAAGCGCCATGAACAAATGGCGAACATGGCAAAAAGCAAATGCTACGATGGTGGAATAAGACTGTTCTGACCATGACTAAGAAGCAAAAGCAAGCAAAAATCTCCAAAGTCATGAAAGAATTCAAGGCTGGCACCTTGAAAAGCAGCAGCGGACAGCCAATCACCAATTACAAACAGGCAGTTGCAATTGCATTGTCTGAGGCTGGTATGACCATGAAAAAGAAAGATGCCAGCGAGGAGTACATGCGTGCATTCATTCGGCAAGTGCTTCAAGAAGAAGAAGCAATGGAAGAGGAAGATGGTTGCATGGAAGACTCAGTGGGAAAGTCCTGAGGGGGGACGCTGAATCGTTCTCCCCTCCATCGTCTGTTCGGTCTGCAGCGCGTCGCGGCCTTGAACTGCGCAAGAAGTATGGCAAAGGCGGTCTGACCACGCAGGAGGCCGGCAAACAGGGCATTGGCAGTGGAGTGGCTCGCGCTACAAGCCTGGCCAATGGGGAGGCCGTGAGCTATAAAACCATCAAGCGCATGGCGGCTTTCTTCTCGCGCCATGCCAAGAATTTGTCTGGCGGAGAAGACGACGCGGGGTTTATAGCGGGTCAATTGTGGGGCGGAGCCGCTGGCAGGGCGTGGGCCAATCGCATTATTAACATGGTGGAAAGCCGCAAGAAGGATCAATGAGCGAATACGTGCGCGTCATTGAAGAGGACGAAGAAGATGGCATTGGCGTGATGAAGGCTTTGGCCATTCTTTCAGCTCACGAACATCGAAATACTTCGCACTGGCGCTTGACTGAGCGACAGCATTTCAAGAATGGGCGACTTGATGAAACTCACATTTTCGTCGAGAGCTTCTATGAAAAGCCTGATGAGTATTTTGAGCCAGTAAAAATGCTCACTTTCGAGGCCGAGGCAATCGCCAAGGCTTACATCATGGAAGGCGTAGAAGACCAGATTCGCGCCATTCAAGGCGAAGACGACGAGGACTGAGCGTAGACAAGGAAGTTGGGCATGCCAAGCAGCCACAAAATGGAAATGTTGTAAAGTCCGCTCAACACTCTTATCTGCGCACAGTCGGGAGTGAGCACGCCTTTTTCCATTCTTGAGTAGGAGCTTTGACTGATATTTAGCTCTCTGGCCACTTCCTCTTGTCTCAAGCCTGAATTCAACCGCGCTTCTTTAATGCGATTGGCGATCAGGGTTTTGGTTGCCTTGTAACTTGCGCTAGGCACCTCGAAGATTGGCTTCATTCAGGATTGAATACGCTGTCAGCTCAGTATAACTCATTCGCTAATGTTAATACATGAGCGAAACTTCTTTTCGTTACGATGTCGCGCCCATAGAAAAGTACGAGCTAACCCCTGAGGGTTATCTTCGCACTTGGGCTACTATTGCTCGCACTGGCGTACAAATGTACACCGATGCGGGCGGTGGGGTTCGGCGTGAATATCGTCCCGAGGAAGAAGTGGGCTCACCAGAGAGCCTCGCTTCGTTTGCGGGCAAGGCTGTAACTTTCGAGCATCCCCCCGCTCTTCTCGATAGCGCCAACACGAAAGACTATCAAATTGGTTTTTCGGGCACTGAAGTGGTTTATGACAACGGCTTTGTTCGTGCGGTCATGACCATCACCGACAAGGATGCCATTGAGCGCATTATGCGGGGCGATGCAAAAGAAGTGAGTGCTGGTTACAGGGTTCAGTTTGACCCGACGCCCGGCATTGCGGAAAACGGTGAACATTACGACGGCGTCCAACGGATGATCGACGGAAATCACATTGCCGTTGTTCGTAGAGGCAGGGCAGGCCCGCAGGTGAAGCTTCATCTAGATCGTCTAGATGCCGCCGATCCGTCTTTAATTCTCCATAACGAGGACACACCCATGACTGCTCAAGTCAATTTTGATGGTGTTTCTTTTGAAGTGTCGGAGGGCATTGCAACATCTATCGCCAAGGAGCGCGAAGATGCCAAGGCAAATCTTGACATGATGAAAAAGAAATACGATGAGATGATGGCAGAAGCTTCCAAAATGAAGGAAGAAATGGATGCCATGCAAAAGGAAATGAAGGGCAAGTGCGATGCTGCTGAAGGTCGCGCTGACGCCCTCGAGCAAGAGCTTGAATCAATGAAGCTTGAGCTTGACGCTGCTAAGGAAGTGAATCTCGATTCGCTTGTTGAAGAGCGCGTTGCCTTGATCGACAAAGCTCGCACCGCCCTGGATAGCGAGTTTGATTTTGCTGGCAAGAGCGCCCGCGAAGTCATGGAGGCTGCCATCAAGGCAGTTCGTGGCGATGCCTTGGATCTGTCGGAGCGTTCCGACGATTATGTGCAAGCCATGTTCGACACGCTGGCTGAACTGCCCCGCGCTGATTCTGCCACCACTGACGAACTCCGCAAGGCAGTGGCTTCCATTGCCACTCCGGCTTCTGCTCCTTCTTCTTATATGGAGAAGATTCAGAACGCTTGGAAATCTCCCCTTTCTGTTACTAAGGAGCGCTGATTATGGCCGTCACCTTTACCACTTCGGGGACCGCTTCTGCTGGTGGTGTGCAACAGAGCTATGCTCTGACTCACACGGCTCTGCTGGAAGGTCAGCTCTCCGACATTCGCGACAACACCATTGGCACCTACATCAACGAAACTGGCGCTGTGCTGGCTTTCGGTAATGTGGTTGTCTACAACTCTGGCGGCACTGTCGCCAACTCTGCAGCTACCATTTCAGGCACTGGCGACGTTGCACTGGGCATCAACGTTCTCACCTACGTTGACGAAACTGCTCTTGACACCAACAGCCGCCCCGGCGTAAAGGCTCAGCAAGTGGCAAACATTGCCAACGAAGGCGCTGTTGCTGTTTACGTTACTGGCGCCGTTACTCCTGCTTCGCCCGTTCGCGTGCTGTATTCGGCAAGCGGCACTGGCAAGGCTGGTCAGTTCAGCCATGCTTTTGCTTCTGGCAAGACTCTCCGCCTGTCCAATGCTCGTTTCCTCACCTCTACCACTGGTAGCGGCCTGGCCATTCTCGAGCTGAATGGTCCCAGCTTCACCCTTTCCGCTGATTCCTGATAGGAGGCATCACAATGACGACTGATTTTCGTATGGATGAGGCGGGGCTGTTTCTTGAGCGTCAGCTTGAGTACATCCGCCCTCAGGTGTTTGAAGTTGAGTATGCCGACATCAAATACCCCACCATTCTGCCTGTGACCAGCGAGGCTGGTAACGCTGCGCAAACCTTCACCTACCGCATCATGGACTCCACTGGTGAGTTCCGTCTGATCGCGGATGCTGCTGACGATCTGCCTCGCGCTGACGTTAGCCAAGTGGAGAAGAGCATCAACATTCGTTCTTTCGGCGGCAGCTTCGGCTACACCGTTCAAGAACTGCGTGCTGCTCAAATGGCCAATGTCGCCCTGGAGCAGCGTCGTGCTGCTGCTGTGCGTCGTGCCTATGAAGAGAAAGTTGAAAACGTCGCCATGTTTGGCGAAAGCTCAGTTGGACTGGCTGGCTTCTTCAACAACAGCACTGTTGACGTTATTGCCACTGACCGTTGGTTCACTGGCACCACTGCCAGCGGCACTGCTCAGGACATGCTGGAACTGCTGAACTATGGCGTGAGTGCCATCATCAGCGCTTCCAAGATGAAGGAGCAGCCCGACACCATCCTCATGGCCTATGAGGACTACAACAAGGTGAGCACCACTCGTAATAGTGACTCTTCGGACGTGACTGTTCTCGAGTATTTCCTGCGCACCAATCCCTACATCCGCAACGTTGAGCCAATCAACCAGCTTGACGCGGACAATAGCGCGCTCAACACCAACCGCATGGTTGTGTACAAGCGCGATCCTCAGAAGGTGCAACTGCACATTCCGCAGCCTCTCGAGCTGTTCCCCCCGCAGCAGCGTGGCCTGGAATTCATTGTTCCCGCTCATGCCCGCGTGGGTGGTGTCGCTCTCTACTACCCCAAGAGCGTCATTTATCTTCAGGCTTCTGCCTGAGCCTAGGCAAGCGAGGGGCGTTAAGCTTGAAAACAGTTCTTCCGAACATTATGTTGATTGCTTATCGCCCTGAGCTTGAAAATCCGCCTCGCGAAGGTGGGTTTGGTGTTATTACAGACGCTGGAATGATTCAGCTCAGTCCTGGCGTCAACGCAGAGATTCCTGAAACCAAGTGGGCTCAAGCACGAAACAATGGCACAGTCAAGCGCCTTATGGCAATTGGCGCCATTGAAGAACTAAAAGAAGCCCCAACAGTGCAAGAGATTCCTCAAAAGATTTCTACACTGGCTGCCATGCCCCTGACTGATTCATTGCGCATGATTGAAATCATGCACGACGAAGATCAATTGCAGGGCTGGAAAAAGGTTGAAGGACGTATTCGCGTTCGTAATGCCATCAACAAGCGCCTTGAAGCCATTCGCACGGGGAACGCCTGATCATGGCAGTTACCTACGCAACGTTTCTTGACCGCTTCCCTGAATTCACCCCCCATCCATCGGGAATTGTGAACGGGGCCATTGACGAGGCAACGGCAGATGCAAGTGCTGATGTGTTTGGTAGTCAAACCGACAGGGCTGTTAAGCATCTTGCTGCTCACATTATTGCCATTCAACTTGCTCAAATGGGCATCCAAATTGGAGCCACAGAGGGCAAGGTTTATGGCAATGGACTCGACGCCACGCAATATGGCCAAGAGTTCAAACGAATGCTTGAAACCGTCGCTGGTGCTTCTTCCATTGGTTTCGTCGTATGACCAACGTGCTCGCTCCTCTTGCTAATGCCACTCTGGTTTGGCAAGTTGCATCGGGCTATGTGGTCGAAAGCGGCACCAATAATTATGTGGCTGTCTCTACTGGCGTCACATATTATGCGAGCTTGAAGCAAAAGCAGAACCCACGGTTTGATTATTTGCTTGGTGCAGATAATACGGCCGTGTACATGGAGGGACGATTGACTGGGCCATTGGCCCTTTCTGGCATCACTCCTGGAACCTCTGCTGCTGCAACAATCAATGGGAGAGAAGGACGGTTTGAGCTATTGCCAAACGAGCAAATTGCTGAGCATTATTGGCAATTTCTCGGCACGCCAATCAGAGGCATTTTTAGAC